CTGACCAATGATACCACAAGAGTTAGCAAATTCTGTTTCTTCACCGTACTCGTTGTTGATGCCAGTGACATCGTTAGCAGCATCTTCCAGAGCTTCACCAACGAAGGAGCCGGTGTTGCCAGGAGAGGTGGTGCCAGGGTTGGTCGCAGAACCGGTACCGTACTTGGTGCCATACTGGCTAAAGAACGGAATGTTCATGGACTTGAAGATCTTGATGCCAGCGATCTCAACGATGCCTTGACCAGACTGCAGGGCAGCGCCTTGCTCGTCGCGGTTGATCAAACCATTGTTGCCGACCTCTTGGATCAGAGCATAGTACTGACGGGGGTTCAGAATACCCACACGTCCTTCAGAGGACACACCCTTTTCGTCCATCGCAGCAGCGGCGTCGAAGAAGGCGGTGGTCAGTTTCTGAGCGTCATATGCATCAGAAGCGTTGGTGCTGGTGCCCACACGAATCTGGGTACCACCAGGCTCAACGAAGTTAGTTTTGGTAACCGGGGATGCAGCACGTGCGCCACGGGTGACAGCACGGAAGATCAGACGGTCATACTTCTGAGCAAGAGCATAGCCGATCTTACGGGAGATCTCGCTACGCAGGTCGTAATGAGAAAGGGTCTCATCAAGGTCGTAGACGAAGGCGCTGGAGATCAGCAGGTCATCAACCGTGATGGTCTTCTCAGCCACCGGCGGTGCACCATCGGTGTTGCCAAGGATGGCGTTACCGGGGGTGTGGAACTCAGCCGTGGTCCGACCGGTGTAGATGAATTGAAGGGACTTACCGTTGGTAAGGGTGCGCTTCATGACCAGGTCACGAGCGATAGCATTGTACTGGAACCCTTTAAACATCTCGCCGCTAAACAGCTTGAGGTAAAGGGCGCGGGCGTCACCCGCAGCATTAGCCTGACCAGGACGAGTAAGACTCGTGGTCAGCGTAGAAGACTGATGTGCCATTGTTATGGATTAAAAAGAAAAAAGTATTTACAGTTTTCTTGATCGATCAAAAATTTTTGTGGTCTATCCCACCGTCTAGACGGCGCGAGGTGTCGGGCGTACCCGGCTCGTGCCAATGCAAGGGAGGTCCGACTCTGAGGTGCCTCCCAAGCTATTACAGAAGACCCTTAAAGCACTTCTTTTGTTTCCGACATTGTGGTTTTTTATCACCACATTGCCCACATCTTTTAAAAACCACACCACTATTATCAGGTGTCATCTTTGTAATTGATGCTTGTACTTTTTTAGATTGATGTGGCATTAGTAGATTTAGTTAAGAACAGTTTTTTTGTAAGCAGTTCCACGATAGCAAAGAGCAATCTCTTTCTCCTCACGGAGAAGCTTTTGGTACTCTTTGATGATGAAGCGCTTTTCGAGATCAGACATAGTTCGTACAGGATAAACCTAACCCCCGTTCCATGGTTAGGTAACATGCGTCCCGAATGGGATGAACGTACGAAATAATTAACCGATTGCTGGTGCAGTCAGGGCAACAGGTGTACTGTCAGCGGCTGCCAAATCCAGCGGGAAGTTGTGGGCGTTGCGTTCGTGCATAACCTCCATACCGAGACCAGCTCGATTCAGGATGTCCGCCCACGTATTGATGACGTGACCTTCACGGTCTTGGATGGATTGGTTGAAGTTAAATCCATTCAGGTTAAAAGCCATGGTACTGACACCTAGTGCAGTGAACCAGATACCAACCACAGGCCAAGCAGCCAGGAAGAAATGCAGACTGCGGCTATTGTTGAAGCTGGCGTACTGGAAGATAAGACGACCAAAATAGCCATGAGCGGCAACAATGTTATAAGTCTCTTCTTCTTGTCCGAATTTGTAACCATAGTTTTGACTTACTTCTTCAGTTGTCTCACGGATAAGTGAGGAGGTAACCAGGCTACCATGCATAGCAGAGAATAGAGAGCCACCGAAGACTCCAGCAACTCCCAGCATATGGAATGGATGCATAAGGATGTTATGCTCTGCCTGGAAGACAAACATATAGTTGAAAGTACCTGAGATGCCCAGGGGCATTGCGTCAGAGAAGGATCCTTGTCCGAAGGGATACACCAGAAACACGGCGCTCGCGGCTGCAACAGGTGCAGAGTAAGCGACGAAGATCCAGGGGCGCATACCTAGTCGATAGCTAAGTTCCCACTCTCGTCCCATGTAAGAATAGATACCAATGAGGAAGTGGAAAACGACAAGCTGGAATGGACCCCCATTGTAGAGCCATTCATCAAGTGTAGCAGCTTCCCAAATTGGGTAGAAGTGTAGTCCGATGGCATTGCTGCTCGGAACGACGGCTCCCGATATGATGTTGTTTCCATAGAGGAGGGAGCCTGCGACTGGTTCTCGAATTCCATCGATGTCTACAGGAGGTGCTGCCACGAAGGCAGTTACAAAACAAATAGTAGCGGCTAGCAGAGTTGGAATCATAAGGATACCAAACCAGCCTACATAAAGACGGTTGTTAGTGGACGTTACCCACTGGCAGAACTCCTCCCAGGTGGAGCGAGATTGCCGTTGTGAAAGAATAGCGGTCATTTAAAAGTGCGGTTACATTTACAGTCTTACGTATTTGAGCACTTTGTAAAGCCCGCCCAAGGCTCACATCCAGTGGCGGGCTGTATAAATCAGAACTTATACTTGGCACCCACCTTGGTACCGTAACCGTTGTCGTCGTCACCAGTGATGAAAGAGACTTCACCGTAGACAGACAGCGCATCGTTTACGCTGTAAGAACCACCGGCTTTACCAGATAGTTCAACAGTGCTGTCACCACCATCCGGGGAAACGATGCTAGGTCCGCCCTGCAGATACCAGCCGTCGCCTTCAAAACCAACGTGGTTGTCAATTACGGTACCGCCATAATCAGTACCAGACCAGCCAGAGTTGGCTTCAATGTTTGCGTAGGGACCAGCAATAGCGGCACCGTGTGCCATGCCGAGGAGGAGACCGGAAGCAATAATAGATTTCATGATTAGTTAATAGGGTTTACTTGTTTTTCTTTTTAGCAGTTTTAGCGGAACGGCGGAAGTGATCAGCGGTGGGAGCGCCAGGGCTGCCAGGTTTCCGCATCTTCTCACCAGAACCTTTTTTAATTCTCATGCGTTTAGCATGGATGTTAGCGTAAAGACCTCTTTTAGCCATTAGGGTTTACCACATTTCCATTTACGTAGAGCAAGAGCCTTGCGGGTGGGGCGACCCTTGCTGTCTTTCATCGGTCCTTTCACACCACCCATACGGGCACAGAAGGACTTCTTTCGTTTGCCCCCACCCGGCTGTGGAGCCTTCAGGTTAGAGCCAGTTTCTCTATTGTATTTAGCGCGACCAGCAGCAGTCAAGCCACCGGACCGTGATTTATGTTTACCGATCTTTAGGCTGACTGATGGTTTGCTCATTTTTTCTTAGGGGGACGACCTTTCTTCGTACCGTATGTTCCTTTACCTTGTGGCATTACCAGACTCCGGGGATAATTTGACCAGTGATTGTATAGGCACCGATAGCCGCCAGGACGCCCAGCATAGCAAGACGACCATTAAGCTTCTCAGCCTTTTCATTGTGTGTTTCAGTTACGTCCATAATAGTCATAGGTGGTTCTTTTGCGTAGAGGTTTAGACGACCCCTGTCTTCAGTTACAGCAGTCATCAGAATGATACATCAGAGTTTTCAAGACGACGCATCAGGTCTTGCCGATACGCCGGGTCACGATCATAGCGAGGATCGCTCATGGCTGCGACCAGCTCAGCCTGACTCTTGAATGAATCGTCGGTGTTTTCTGCACCTTTGCCAGTCAAGAGCTGACCGTCTGATCCTACGTTATCATTGTAACGTGCTTGGAGTGCTTGCACAGCAAAGAAAATAGCGTTGGGATCACCTGATTCCATAACACCATCATACATAGAGACCTCTTCTTTAGAGAAGTTTTGACCAGCCCAGTCAATCATAGACTTGTAGGCTTTGTCTCCACCAACCATGTCCATCAGGTACTCAGCTTGTTCTTCGCTGAGACTTTCTGCACTGTCGGTTTCTTCACTTTCTTCTGCAGGCTCTTCCTCTGCTGGCTCGCCCGCGTCTTCGGTGGTTTGTACTTCATCACGGGGCTCTCCAAGTTTTTTCTGAAGCTCTACATAAGCTTGTTCAAGGGCTTGCGGATCTTTAAACTTACCAGCAAGCAACGGTTGCTCTCCACCCTCAAGAGACTCAGCAACCGCCAGGGAGTCTTTCTCATCCGAGTTAAGAATCTCAGGATTAGCAGGTGTTTCGTTCATCGTAAATGTTTCAGCCATAAATTATTGGGGTGGGATAGCTTGTTGTTGTTGCTCTTGAGCCATAGCTTGCATTGCAGCTTGCTCACGTTTCTGTTCAATAGCAGCAAGTTGTGGTTGCTGTTGCATTGCCATCATCTCTTGCTGTTGTGCCATCTGTTGCTGCTGCTCGGCTTGCTTCTCTTCCATGCTCTTCACAAGGTTGAGAACATCAATACCGGATGCTGCAGCCAGACGTTTGATAACTTCATCAGGGTTGACAAACTGACCAATAGCTTCAGGACCAAGAGTCTGAGCCAAGACAGTGAGAAACTGTGCAAGGCTTTCGCGATCTTGACCACGACCCAAGGCGTTGATACCAGCTACGATTGTCGGGCGTACCACACCACCTTTGGGAAGTCGGGGGATCTCTCCAGTCTTCTGTGCAATGTTCAGCTTACGATTGAGATAAGGAACCAAGAACTCAACAGTCAGTAGGGAGAAGAGTCCTCCGAGTTGCTGTTCCAGTTCAAGTTGTGTCATACGAACCTCTTCCGCTGTGGTGCGTTCACTGTCCCTCACGTTGAGGATCAGGAATGCTTCGTTCAAACGTTGAGTCAGTGACCCGATCATCTGATACGCAGTGGAGAAGTCAGCTGTCTTCCCAACCTGTACCACACCAATGTCCTCAGGGCGTCCCTGAATGATAGCACCATTACCTGCTTTGGCAAGTGTCTGGGGCTTGGTGGTACTGCTTGGGCTGACAGTAAACACTACCTTAGCAGCCGCTGCGCTGCCTTCAACGATGGCTTGTGACAGAGCTTCAAGTGACTTCAGGTCACCGAGGAACTCCTCGACCCTACCACGTCCATAGACCTCTCCGTCTACGTGGTTGAATCGTAGCACAAGCCAGGGGTTAGCGTCAATAGGTGCCTTACCCATGGACTTAGGGAGGATTACTCCGTCCAGCTCCTGGTGCCACACCCAGCGGTTGTTGTCCCGCGTGACGTGGGTGTAAATAATACATTCATCATTTGGCATGGTAGTGTCATCTACCACACCCTCTTGCTTGAAATCGGGGTAAAATTTTTTGACTAATTTTTTCGAGATTGTTTCTTTCGTTACGATTTCAATAACGTTACCGTTGCCATCTCTATCTACCACATAGCGGTTGAGAGGATAGAGCTTGAGCCCATCCTTACTCATAAAGATAAGAGCATTACCAGCAACAACCAAATGCTTCAATGCCTGATGAACGACAACACGATCACCGGACTCCGAGATAGACTCCATGATGGTACGTTCAATCTTGGCAAATGACAAGTCAAGTTCTGATCTAATCTGTGGGCCAAGTTCTTCAGGAAGGTTGATGTCATTTACCTGCAACTTAAAGAAGCTAGTTTGTGGAGGTAGCAGTGCAAGCATTAGTTTACTTGCAAGCGTAACCACACCCTTAGCCCCAGTTGATTGCCAGGGTTGTGGCAGCCTCAGGTTGCTTTTGGTAGTGCTCTCATCATCCCGAATGAGATAAGGTAAAGTTAGATCTGCTGCTTGTCTAGCAGAATTTAGAAACTGGGAACGGTCTGAAGACAATCTGTCGTATCGTTGTCTAGCTGTCATTAGATGTTAACCATTGTGTTTGCTGCAGCTTTTGCAATAGAGCCAATTACACCACCGCCGATGCCGACTCCTTTGTAAGGACTAATCCGGAATTGATCTTGCCGACGGCGGAACCCAGTAGAACCACCTCTTCCTCTAGGAGCACTAGCAGCCCCTTGAATCTGCAGGTTTTGTGCTCTTCCAGCACCACGCTCACGGATCAATTGCATACGTTGCGCTTCTTTTGCCGCTTTAGCACGCTCTGCAGCAGCAAGCTGTGACCGCCTAAATTGATCCGCCATTTGTGTACGGAGAGCTTCAGCGTCAGCCATGGTTTGATCTATTTCCTGTTGATAAAGATCATTCCTCTTATCTTCAAAAGCCCGCTCCTCTCTAGGATCAACACCTGACCTAAAGTAAGTTTCAAGGTCGGTACCAATTCTCAATCCTTTTGTGGCTGCCTCTTTAACAGCCTCTTGAAGCTGAAAGGGGGAGTGGCCCATTGAAACAAGGTCTTTATAACCTTGGATACCGATGCCGCCACCTTGGGTACCAAGAACTTTTAGACTAGCCGCAAGGTTACCTTGATCAAATTGCTGGGTGTAGGCAGTTGGACCTGCACCCGAGGGTGTCAAAGTCCTTCCACCAGCTGCAAGATATTCTGTTGCCTTTTGACCGGTACCAATACCTTGCTCGCTAAGTGCTTTACGGATTTGCTTAATAGACATTCCAGCTTGCTGCGCCCGCTCGATAGACGCTTGACCAACCATGCCGCCAGTTCCGCCAAAACGTTTAATAAAACCTTTAGCCATCAGTTATCCTCCATATATTTAATGACCCACTCAACGACACTACGTTGACCAGATCGGTACATAATTTTCTCCATTGTATCGTCAGGTGTAGGGTTTGTGGGTGGAAAGGATTCTTCTAATGCATGAATAAGTCCACGGGAGTTCATCCCAAGAACCTCAAGCATATTGGGGGAGGTTGACATTGCTATGCTCGAAGAAGGCAGGCATCCTAGCAGATTTAGTTTCGGCAAGTTGAGGTGCTTTACCCTCATACATTAGCCGATCGCTAGAATCGAGCCAAAATTTTTTGTCCAGATATTTGTCGGTAGTATTAATACTTAATGGTTGCATTACCCAGTTAATGGTGGCTTTGCGAAGCTTGTCCAGGGATGGGCTGATGTTGTAACCCAGCTCGGTATGTGCCAGTGAGTTAACCGCAACATGGATTTGTTCGTCTCGGCTGATGTCCGCTGAAACGGTCCTCATACCAGCGTCACCATTAAACCTAAAGAATGGTAGAAGAACGAAGAAGATCGCACGCTCGGCAACCAGTGCCTTGGTGATCGTATGATCTGGATGTGCTTCCCAAGCGGTTTTAAGCCGAAGGGCTTCCGCTTCAGCTTTTTCATCAACACCGTAAGCATTGGCGATGTAACCAAGTGCGATGTCGTGGTTTTCCTCGTCTTTGACGTTTGACACCAATACTTCGCGTGCCAACGCTGGTACTTCAGAATTAAGGGCATTACTGATAAAATCTCCCACAGGCAGTTCCATGTGTCGCAATGCAAGAGCACGGTGGATTGCCTCCTCCGCGCCCGCTTTGCATGTACCGGCAGTTGTCTGTACCGGTGTCCACTTGCGCTTCCGCGCCATTAGTTTTTCGTAAGGGTTCATTCTGCACAATCACATTGAGGTTCAGGGGTGTCCTCAAGTAGGCTGGCAAGATAATCTTCGA